GCGTGCGAGATATCGATAAGTTCCGGTGCCCACTTGGGAACACCGTAGGTTGCGCCATGATAGGCCAGCGCTAGAGACATCACCATATCGTCATTCGAGTCACGGGGACCGGAATAACGGAATGCGCCAGATGGCAGTCGCTCCATCTGGAATGCATGGAGTTCGTCCAGAAGAAGCTGACCTATCGGCTGACCGTCAATGGCTTCACCCTTGTGAAGAACCTGTAGCTGACGATTGTCGAAGGCGGCAGCCAGTGCCTCAATGATGAGCGCCTTACTGCTACCACTGGTAGTGAAGGGCATAATGGGCAAGCCAGTGTCCATGAGACTTTCCATGAACGCCAGGTTGGTATTCTGCTCGACAATGATGCCTGCTGCGTGGAAAAGATTTGCCAGTGCAACAATGCGACCTTTTTGCAGCTTGTAGTCCACATGGTTGGCCCGGTCAATATAACAAACCGACATCAACGTTACGTCGATGACGGTGAACACGGAAAAGTCATTGGTCTTGGCAAGGTCAACGCCGATGACGTAGGTATGACCGGCCTTTGGCTGAGCCTGAACAAAGCCCTGCGCCATCTCTTCCAGATTGCGGAACACAGATCCTGCATCCGAAATGAACTCGGCCAGGTATTCCTGCGAGAAAATGTTGACGGGCGTAGTTTTACGTGCATCTTCAATTTCACTTGCAGGCAGGAACGGATTGTCGGAAGAAGGCTTGTGCCAGCTCTCCCAGTCGGGAAAAGCGTCGTTTTTGCCCAGTCGATACAGATTCCAGAACCAGTTGTAACCCTTTGGCGTTGAGGCAAACAGGGCACGACCCTGCGTGGTCATGAGCATGGGTCGGATAACTTCTTGCCAGGTGTCACCAGAGGGAACAACCGCAGCCTCGTCAATGAGCACGAGATCGTATTCGCGTCCACGAGGACCATCTGGGTTGTCCAGTGACCACATTTCCACGACTGCACCGTTGATGGTCTCAATACGGTGTTCGTCTTCCTTCTTTTCCTTCGTGATGGGCGCAAGCATGTTCTTGACAATGCGCCACATGTCTGCCAGCATCTTGTAGGTCGGGCACATGTAGGCAATGCGCTTGGCCTCGGACACTGCTCGAAGTATTTCAGCACGAAGGGTAACGGTCTTGCCCCATCGTCGACCACAGTCCAGAACACGGAACCGGGCAGGCGACTCATAGACTTCTATCTGTCCAGGATGAAGGGCGAGACCCAGATAGACATTAATCCTGTTGTCCATCGACCACCTGTGCATCTATGACTCTGGTGGTCTCTTCATCCTTCTTTTGCGGAGCGCCCAGAACGAAATTGATAACAATGTCGCCCCGTCCAGATTCCTGCTTCGGGCTGTACTTCTCTGGCCGGTTGCCTTTCAGGTGAATTTCAATCGCCTTGATTTTGGCTCCGGCAGGCGTATCCGGGGCAAGCGCCATGTCAACCAGCGCATCTTCGACATCATCTACAATGGACTCTTGAACATCATCCATAAGCTGGCGGAAGGCTGGATCAGTCTCACGCCAACGATAGACCATAAACTTTTGTAGATCCGCTGCTTTACAGGCTTTACCGAGGTGCGCCCGAAACTCGGAATAGGTCCGCAGAAAGCGTTCTTTCTGGTCCTGAATCTCAGCAAGCCGTTCTTCTTCCACATTGAATGCAGGAGAAAACGACTTGATATCTCGGTCTGGAGTTTGATCTAAGCGCTGCTGCCCGTCAGTCACATGATTTAGCCCATAAACAAAGAAGCATCTAATGGCAACAGATTAGATGCTTTTGAGGCTATAGACAATTAAGTAGTCTGGGGTAATAAAACTATCCTACGAGGTGTGTATTACCTCAGAAAATCTACTCTCTCTTATGACGGGATGGCTATATTGAGAATTGACCAGAAAGAATTCACCGTTCTTTTTAACGGCACGGCATTCCCAGGGACGGGTCAGTTGCATTGCATAGTTGAACGCATTGCCCGTCGAGATGCCCATGATTTTCCCGATCTTCTCGTAGGTCGGTGTATTGCCACCGTGATCTGCGGCATAGAAAGCAATAATGAGTTCGACCCGATCTCGCTGCAATAAATCCTTGTTTGCAATGAGTTCAATGAGTTCATCGGGCGGGATCCACTCGTCCAGGTCAGGCTGGAAGGGTTTGCGTTCTGTAGATTTATTTGACATCGGTCAATGCCTTTAATCGCTCAGATATATCCCACGAGGACTCACTTAGCCAGTACTTCTTGTCTTTGCAGGATACTTTTCCATATGATACCAGTTCCCTGACATACATGTGGGCGTTCCCTGCGCTTGTGGCAGCCCCTTCCGCTATTTCGCGCATCGTGGGAAACTGTCCACCATGAGAAAGTCCATAGGTTGCAATAAAGAGTTCTATTTGATCGCGTTTTACCATGATTTTGACTTTACCATAAAAGGTCCACGGACGTTAGGACTAAAGCGTGCAGCAACAGTCAGCGCCAGTTCGATCCGATGATCAACATCCCTCATTTTCTCAGTAGACCCAAGCGATCCGAGTGCATAATCTTCGCCAGATCCACAGGCAGCATAGTTCTCTGCGTAATGATTGACCTGAAAATCACTACAGACGCAGTAGATAGTTCCATGATAGCCTACCAGAAATTCTCCGCTGCTTTCCAGATTGTTTTCGATCTTGGAGATACCATGTTCTTTGAACAAACTGCGAACGTTTTCTGCAAAAACTTTGACCATGTAGGCATCGTCAGAAACACCGTCTTTCTGCCTGGGAACAGTCAGATGATGCTGCAAGATTTGCCCCATCCTGAATGACCAGGTATAGCCAATGAGGAAGTCTCCGACCTCGAAAACCTTTGGCAGCAGGCTGGTTCGCATTGTATTGCCTACGCTGGATGAACTATCAGCGCCTATGTATACCGTGTCGTTTTTAGCGATGCCAACAATGCAGGTCATTTGTATCCTTTGCTACTATCGTTTATGCTGCTAATTTCACTGGATATTGTGGCAATATAGGCGCGGCCATCCTTAAATTTCACAATTACTTTTGTGCCCGGATATTTACCAGCCGCAACCCCCAATGGATCGTCAATGGAAATAGAGATAAAGGAGCCTTTTCGCATAAACCGTACAAAGGTTTTCCCTTCGGAATCTGGGTCGTAAATATAGCCTTCCGCAGTCCCTAATATGCCAACCTCACCTTCCTCAGTGTCTGGCGTATCGGATGGCGGACTCCACCAGGGCAAATAGAGATCAGGCCACATTTCGCGCTGATCGAAGTACCGATCCCGCTTCGACTGCCACTTGTGCTGCCGTGCATCTCGCCCCAGTCGGCGGATGGCTTCCAGTAAGGTTGTCATGATATCCTGTAAGGACTTTCCATGACAGGCGGATCATCCCCGGTAAGTTCAACAAACTCTCCGAGCATATCCGCGCGAAACCCGACCTCGGAGGAGGACTCCACCACACTGCGAAGATCCTCGGCATTAAGGAACGGGTTGGTTTTGATGGGGAACATGAAGAACGCTGCATCGAGAAAGTGCTTCTTGCTCTGGGCGAACTTCTTCAACTCGATAAACAGGTCGGTCTGGTGCTTATGGCTTGGAACAGGCGTACCGACTGCCAGCAGTTTCCCGTCTGGGATTAAGCACGGCAAAAGTTCATCGAGCAAATAAGGAGTCATGGTCGCAGGCTCATTGATGATGACGAGATCGAACTGATGTCCCCTGTATTTATCCTCGTTTTTCTCCATGTAGACAATTTTTCTGCCGCTGCTTACCACCATTGTTGTTTTGAAGAATTTGTTCATCCCGTGATTTGGACCAACAAAGAGGATTTCACGAGCATCGGATATCTCTATGCAAAATCTGCATAGTGCATCTTTGCCCCAGCGCCGACTGGTAGACACAACACGGTAGCGATCTCTGGAGTCCAGGACTAATTGCTGTCCAGTATGCGGGATCATTCTGTTGCCGCCTTGATCTCCTGATCGATCTGATCTGCCAGTGAACGCAATTCATTGGCGCGACTTTTGACCTGCATCCACGAAGCAATGGAATTAAGCAATGGTTCGTAATTGAAGTCGGGCAAAATCGCTGGTCCGTTAGGCAAAAAACGGGGAAGTGAATTCCCGCTGGCAACATCATTTAGTAGATGGAAAGCCCGAATTTCCTCCTCGGTGCAGGTTACAATAATCTCACCCTGAGACGTATAGCCAATTTGTTTCATTTCGTTTTCACTCCTTCAATAGCCTTCCGTAGTTCTTCAGCAACTCTGCCCACCTCTACCGATCTCATCTTCAAGTGCATGGGGAGCGACAATAGACGGTTACTGGCCTCGGTTGCTCTGGGCAAGTATCCGTGATACATCGGATACTGCGTGTTATCGACATAATGTACACCCGTTCCAATGCCAGCCAACTTCAGCGCATTGACCACTTCATTGCGGTTATCTACCAGTACCTGATACAGATGGCGAGACGGGACGCAATCTGGGGACATGGGCACGGTCTCGCAGACACCTGCTAACAGCTTGTCATACAGGGCTGCGATGCTCCGTCGATGCTGATTGTCATCGTCCAGATATTGCAGGGCAACCAGTCCCATTGCTGCCATGATACTGTTGCCGTTGTATTTCCAGCCAACATTCTCCACGTCATATTCCCATGAGTATCCGGTGCCGGAAGACCTTGCATAGGTATCCTTGTCGATGCCCATCCAGGACAATTTGCGCGACTGAGCATCCATTTCAGGATCTGCCCAACAGATCATGCCAGAATCGCCCGTCGGTAGATTTTTCACTGCCTGAAAGCTGAACACGGAAACATCAGCGGTTGCACCAACATGATCGCCATCTAGCCAGCGCGTTCCTGCCATGTGAGCAGCGTCCAGAATGAGCTTTAACCCATGAGATTGGCATATCTCCCAGATTTTGGCGTACTGTCCTACATTGCCTCCAAGTCCTACGAAAACTACGGCTCTGGTGCGCGGGGTGATTTGCTCCTCTACACTGTCGGGGTCCAGACACATGTACTGGTCAACATCTGCGAATACAGGTGTTAATCGTTCATACAAAATAGGATGATTCGTGCTGACGAAGGTGATCGGCGTGGTGATCACTTCATCACCATCGGACCATCCATAACTGAGTTGGTGCATTGCCAAATGAAGTCCTGCTGTCGCACTATTCAAGAAGCACGCATTTGGCAGTCCAGTGTATTTCTTCCACGCTTCTTCAAACTCAACAGTCTTGTAACCGATGCCCGTCCAGCCCTTTTCGAGACACTGGCGAATCTCGGCAAGCACTTCTTCGGTGCGAAAGACGGGGGTGAAAAGTTGGATGGAATCGCTCATTTGATCACCTGCGAATTACCACTGCCACCAACAATATTCTGTGTCGTACTGATCGGCGGACCATCGTAGCAGTCAATGATGGTCGATTGTCGTCCTGTACCATGCCAGAACGCCCACTTAATGAAGTGTCGATGTTCCATCCAGAACTCGATCAATTCTTCAGCAGCCTCTTTGCCATCGTTGCCATGCGGATACATTTCACTGGCGTTATCGACCAGTTCCTGAAATTTTTT